ACCGGATCCAAGGTGTTATATAATACCACATTATATGTGGCCATCGACAATCCACCAGTTTCTACAGTGCCCACTAACACCAGTTATTGGTCACCATTGGAAACCAATGCGTGGGTAACTGCCAGTGGGAATCGTAATGATGGTAGTCCATATATGGGCAGAAATGCACAACGAGCTATTATTGTTGCAGCACTAAAATCTGGTATTGATTCCAGCACAGGTATTAGAGAAGAACAAAGACAGTTTAATTTAATATCTTGTCCAGGATACCCAGAGCTTATCACAAATATGGTGGCACTGAACAACGAAAGAAACAATACAGCATTTGTGATTGGCGACACACCATTGCGATTACCAGCAACTGGTACCGAAATTTTAGCTTGGACCAATAATACCACAGTGACTGGCGATGGACTGGTGATTGAAGGTTCTACCGTGGGCGATCCTTATGTGGGACTATTTTATCCCAGCTGTCAGACCACAGATCTATCTGGCAGTCCAGTGGTGCAACCACCAAGTCACATGATGATACGCACGATTATACGCAACGACGAAGTGGCATTTCCTTGGTTAGCACCAGCCGGAAGTCGTCGAGGGGTAATCGACAATGCTGAAAATATTGGTTATATCAATGCACAAACTGGGGAGTTTGTAAGTTTGGGTGTAAATCAAGGATTGAGAGATGTGCTGTATGAAAACCGTGTCAATCCGATTACATTCATTCCTGGTGTGGGTATTACCAATTTTGGTAATAAAACCACTTACTCATTGACCAGTGCGTTGGATCGTATTAATGTGTCACGATTGATTGCATTTATTCGTGCTAGACTGGAATCTATTGGTAAACAATTCTTGTTTGAACCCAATGATCAAATTACTAGAGACGAAATTAAGAATGCAATTAATAGTCTCATGATTGATCTTGTCAATAAACGTGGTATCTATGACTTTTTGGTGGTGTGTGATTTGACTAATAATACACCAGCAAGAATTGATGCTAACGAATTATGGGTTGACATTGCAATCGAACCTGTTAAGGCTGTTGAATTTATTTACATACCATTAAGAATCAAGAACACAGGTGAAATTGCTGGATCAATCAGCACACAAGTATCTGCTGGTTAAGATTCAATCAGTATAACAAAGAGGGAGTTTATACTCCCTTTTTGTTTGACCATATCCATTTAGTGCTGCCAGAATCCCATATTCTATTATAGCCCTGACACAAACGATTTTCAACTTCGGACATATCTGGGTCATCGAATTGATTCTTTCTTAGATTGAATCTATGTATTCTTGATTGATTAGGTAAAAAATACCAATAGTTCGGTGTGCCTGCACTGACAAAATCAAAACCCAATGAATGATATAAATTTCCCAAACTCCATCTATTGTCCGAATAACTTACAACCTGATCTGGCTGTATATCTTTAACAAAAGTTTTAAATAGTTTACTAGCAGCACCTATAATAGATACATCGCATAGTGAAGAAAACCTATTCAACTCCCACCCTTGAATTTTTCTTGACAAATTATTTTTTGAAAAACTCATAGCTGAAATTAATTTATTGTGATAAAACAAGCCCAGCCTATAATTACTTCTTCCGTTGCCCATAATGTGTGTTTCGTTGAAAAATTTGCTGGCAGTTGTAGAATCGATCAATTTGACTTGACATTGTCTAGCATAAATTTTATTTTCAGTTCGTCCGAGAATATGTTGAATTCGACTTTTTACAATATGTTGTCGGTCTGCCCATTCATCTTCATATATTTGTATAAGTTGTATACCTCGGTCTTTAAAATAAAGATACTTTTCATAATCACTTTTGGGATTTTTATTATTTTTTAAAAAAACAGATTCAGAATGCCAGTATAATCCGTTGAACTCGAATCCTATATTTTTTGAGGGCACAAAAACATCTATTTCCAGTCCGTGGTAATCTGATCTATAGTTAGCATAACAGTCAATGTTCAGTGACTGAATAAATTTAAATAGTTCTTGTTCTCCCACACTGGTTTTTTTCTTGACAAGAGGAAAACATGTTGGGCACAAATTTGATCTAAATTTGTCTGTATTAAAGTATTGTTTAGTAAATTGAAATTGACTCTGACAGGTTCGGCATTCTAAATTCAATGAATCACCATGACAATCTAAAATTTTCAAGTTGGCCTGGTCTGCTGACCTAGATATTTTTTGCCAGCTGGCTAATTTTTTTCTTTCGTTGTTTTGTTGAAGAACTTGTCGAAGTTTTTCTTTAGTATTCTCGCTGTGTTTTTTGCCGGTCATAGGGCCTTTAAGTCCATTGCGTTTTTTTGTTTGTTGTGCTTTTTTGGCTCTAGACTGTAACTCTAGCTCATTGAGTTCGGCATACTTTTTGACACCTAGACTTATTTTTTTTCGTGTTTCGTCTGACAGCACATTACTATATCTTTGCAGTTCTCCAGAATTATATTTTTGCTCTCTTTTTTTAATAGCTCGATTGATTTTTTCCAGATGTTCATTATCTAAAATTTTTTTGCCTTTGTTATGTGGAGTTCTCGCTTTGAACAATGCCAATGTTTCTTCACTATAAAGTGTTCCGAATTGTTTTTTATATTCTGAACTGGATAAATTATGTTGTTTTAGATGTTGCCATGGTATGATTTTGGCAAAAACTTCTTGACATATTTGACATTGTATAGACATAGCAATTAAACCTTATAAAACTATTTACGCAAATATTTATGATTCATAAAGTATGTAGATAATGATTTTTTGATATTTTCTATAAATATAACAGTATAGGAGAACATTAAAATGGCTGTTTCATCATTAACAAGAATGTCAGTTCCGATCGCCAGTGATCAAAGCCCATCCAACCAGGGTTTGTTAATGCCCAAACTCAAATATCGATTTCGGGTAGTATTTGAAAATTTTGGAGTCAGCACGCCCAGAACTGAATTAACCAAACAAGTCATTGATTTTCGTCGACCCAGTTTAAGTTTTGAAGACATATTAATACCAATCTATAACAGCACACTAAAATTAGCCGGCAAGCCCAGTTGGGCAGAAACCAGTTGCAGTCTCAGAGATGATGCTGGTGGTAATGTATCTAAATTAGTCGGTGAACAAGTTCAGAAACAAATGGACTTCTTTGAAATGGCCAGTGCCAGTTCAGGTATTGACTACAAGTTCACCACTAGATTTGAAATATTAGATGGTGGCAATGGTGCATTCGAGCCAGTGGTATTAGAGACTTGGGAATTGTATGGTTGTTATCTAAGACAAGTCGATTATGGTGATGTCAATTATGGCAGCAATGAGCCAGTGACTATTGCATTAACTATACAGTTTGATAATGCCAACCAAACGCCACAAGGAACCGGTATTGGTACTTCGGTGGGTAGAACATTAGGTGATGTTGTAACTGCAGGTGGTCTGGCAGGTTAAGGGATAAATCGTGGCTTTTGGTCAAGATTTTTTAAAAGGTTTTATTGGTCAGCAAAATCTCAAAGATTACGCCCATGCCAGTAAGACCTTTTTATCCAATGGTTATGAATTAGCACCCAAAAACAAGTTTTTATTTCATGTCTACATGAATATCAATACTGCAGAAATACCTGTATTAAGAACAGTATTTCCGCAAGATGATGTCACTGCCATTGGGTTAATGGTCAAATCTATACAATTGCCTCAATTTCAGATTGATACAGAAGTATTAAATCAATATAATCGAAAAAGAATCATACAGAAAAAAGTAAATTATCTGCCAGTTCGTATGGAACTTCATGATGATGGTGGCAATGTCACTAGAAACTTATGGTATAACTATTTTTCTTACTATTTCAAAGACCCCAATCAGCAATATCTAGATGCATCGAATAGCAACGGAAGATTAGGTCCTCTCAACAGTCCTCCTAGTTTTACCTATCAAAATCGTGATATATATTCATCTAATAGAGATGTCAATGATTGGGGTTTTGTAGGCGAAAGTTACGATCAAAGCAGTGCAGGTGGTCCTGGCGGTTTCAGTGGTGGTGATGACAGTTCAGGTAAGCCTGCATTTTTCAAAGACATCACTATCTATGGATTTGATCAGCATGAATATGCCATGTATGTGTTGATTAATCCTGTAATTAGAGAATGGAATCACGACACATACGATTATGCACAAGGCAATGGCACAATGACCAATACGATGACTGTGGAATATGAAACTGTAAAATATTATACAGGTGCTATCGGTAGAGTCAGACCAGACACCAATGTCAAAGGATTTGCCGATCCGGCTAGATATGACACAGTTCCTAGTTCGTTAGCTCGTCCAGGTAGCACAGCCACAGTGTTAGGAAAAGGTGGTCTACTAGACACTGGCATAGGCATATTAGAGGATTTACAAAGTGGCAGCGTCACGGGTATCATAGGTGCAATACAGAAGTCAGTAGCTGCTCGTGAAACATTCAAAGGAAAAAATCTTCGATCCATTGTATCTGAAGAAGCAGTCAATGGCTTAAAACAAACACTAAGAAATGCAAATCCTGCTGCTACTAGACAAGCCATTGGCAAGTTAGGAGGATTTAATTTCCCCAGTCCTCCGGGACCAAGATAATATATGAGTACCGTAAATTATACCAACCCTAAAACTGACTTGACAGTCAGAGTTTTTGATAATTTTTTTAATTTTGATGTTGATGTTTCGGTTGAAGAATATGACATTGTCTATAGTTTTTTTCGTAGTGTGTTCACAACTGCAGAAGCAGCAGGTAATTTCACAGTGACATTGTTTAGAATTGCAGAACAAACTTCAACACCGGTGTTGACATTATTAAATCAGTTGCAAGGTGAAAATCAACTACAAATAACTGCCACAATGGCTTATTATTTAAATGGTCTTAGAAGTCCCAGCACACTATTGGGATATAGTAATGCAGTAGTTCCTAATTTTTATACAGCAAGAAATGTCAAAGCATGAAAAAATGGGCACAGGGTATCTACGAAATAAAAAATCCTGAAAAATATGTTGGTCGAGGAGTCCCCAAATATAGATCTTCATGGGAACATGCATTCATGAGATTTTGCGACAACAACGAAAATATCATACAGTGGGCCAGTGAAAGTATTTTCATACCTTATCGAAATCCCATAACTGGTAAAATGAGTAACTATGTTCCGGATTTTTTAATCACTTACAGAAACAAAGACAATCAAGTTCGCGCTGAATTGATTGAAATTAAGCCCAGAAATCAAAGTTTGATTGAAGGAAAGATGAGTGATCGAAACCGTGCAGTAGTGGCAATTAATCATGCCAAATGGGCTGCTGCACAAAAATGGTGTAAAAATCAAGGACTGATTTTTCGTGTTATCAATGAAACAGAAATGTTTCATCAAGGTAAAAAACGTAAATAATCATTGTATTATCTTGCAGTGATATTATTGATAAATATCACTATGACAGACCAACTTATAGAATTATTCAATCTTCCAGATGAAGATAAAAAACAAATTGTTCAACATCAAGTCAACGAATCGAAATCTCTAATAACAGACATTGACGCTGCCATTGACAAAATTGATCAAGCATTGCCTACAGTGGTTGGTCTTGATCACAGTGACCAAGAGCTGGATGAGTTGGCAGATATGGCCAAAGACAAGTTTCAAGATTTAATGGATCTAGGGTTTAATGTTGATAGTCGATTTGCTGGAGAAATTTTTTCAGTGGCCAGTAATATGTTAGGACATGCTATAAATGCCAAAACAGCAAAACTCAACAAAAAATTACGTGTAGTTGAATTACAATTAAAAAAAGCTCGACTCGATCAGCAAGCACCAGAATCTCAAGATAATTTGCCAGTGGGGCAAGGTCAGGTTCTCAGCAGAAACGAATTACTGGATAGGTTATTAGCCGACAGAAAGCAAAATTCTAAAAAAGAATAAATATGTTATAGGATTATAGAAAATGAAAACATTTCAGCATTATCTAGCCGAAAGTCAACGAACATACGATTATAGAATCAAAGTGGTTGGTGATATCGACGACAGTTTTTTCAATCAATTAGAAACAAAACTGGCACAGTTCGATATTGCCAAAATGAGCAAGCCCAAAACCACTCCTGTCATGACCACGTTGAAAGACTTTCCCAATGAACAGAATCAAACAGTGACTTCTGTGGATGTCAGTTTTAGATATCCGGCCATCGAGCCACAGATACAACAACTGGCACAAATATTGGGTATTAATCCCAGTCGTGTGCGTATGTTGGATTTGAAATACGATGACAGTATGAATCGTGAAGTCGAGGACATCAACAGCGAAAACCGTGACTTGCTCAGCGACACTGACTATCCGGCCAATAATGCGCAGCAAGATGAACTCAAGCGTGATTATAGTGCTGAACCACATGATCATGCAGTATTAAAAAATTCTTATCGCAGTGATTTCACAGTGGCTGGTGGTAAAACCCCAGCGGCCCAAACCACTAACAGTTTGCCACAAGGCACACGCAGTCCTATTTCCAATATCAAATTGCCAGCAAGACCAGCCACTGGTGCACAACCTCAAAGGATAACATCATGACATTTTTTTACGATATCAACAAACGTCTAGCCGATCTAGATCAAAACAAACCCATACTCAACGAAAGTCAACAACAAGTTGATGAAAAATACATGGGCTTTGATAAAACTGTGGCTGCGATCAAAAAAGGTGGCAGTGCTGAAAATCCCGAAGCTGTGGCTGCTGCTATTGGCCGTAAAAAATACGGCAAAGAGCGTTTTCAAAAAGCCGCTGCTGCTGGTAAGAAACTAGGCGAGCAAAGTGTGGCGGAAGGCTCCTTAAACGAAGGGCAATATGAAATGATGCTACACAACGGACGAGTAAAGAAGTTTGTTGCAAAAGACGATGCTGATGCCAAAAGAATCGCAGCCGGACACGGTGCAAAGAGTGTAATCAAGTTAAAAGGTGGAGTACCTGCTGGTAAAGTATCAGAGCAAGGTGTGGCGGAAGGCTCCAAAGAATTAGGAGACGAATTTGCTGCCATGTTAAGCGGCATGGGCAAATCATTTAGAAGAGGTCCTGCACCTCGTAAGCCAGAAAGCGCCCCACGTGATTACAGCGCGGATATTGCTGCACTTCCTGAACTTCGAGCTCAATACGAAGAATTAATGAGAAAGTTCAAATCACTAGGTGGCAGTAGTTACCAATATGCCGATAGAGAACAAAATTTAAGTGACAGCGAGCGCCAAGCCAGAGATTTATGGAATGGTCCTATTCAAGATCTGCGGAGGAAAATTAACGCCGCTGAGAAAGCCCAAGGCGAACAAGGAATGACAGAGGATGAAATGGGCGAAGGCAATGAATTTTCTGGAGCACTTGCTCAAGCTCGCGCCACTGGACAAAAAGAATTCGAAGTTGACGGTCGAACTTATCCCGTCAACGAAGGACGAGTCGAAAGAACAGATCAAGGGGTCCGACATCACGGTAATTATGGCACTGAATATCAAGGTGACGACGATGAAGATGAATCACCGGCCAAAAAGCGCACCAAAGACGGTGATGACAAAGGCAGTGGTAAAAAACGCGGTCGACCGGCTGCAGCACGAGACACTTACAATGCACCATTTGGCACAGTAGATATACCCAAATGGAAAGGTCCAAAAACTGTGCACAAGATTGGCGATGCAGAACCCGGTAAAAAAGCACCACAACGCGGTCGACCAAAAAAGGTTCGAGAACAAGATGACATGATTGACATCGTTGATCGCGGCGAATACGATCGAGAAGGCGACATGGCGCATGATCAATTACGAACTGTCATGGATGCGGCCAAAGAACTACGTGGTATTTTACGAGCCGACGAGAATTTACCTGAGTGGGTGCAATCCAAAATCACCAAGGCATTGGACTACATTGATACAGCACGTGACTACATGAAAAGTCAAAAATCCAGTGACATGGAACCAGTAACTGAAAAAGCAGTCAGTCGGTCACAACAGCAAGCAGCTGGAATCGCTTTGGCAGCACGGAAATCTGGTAAAAAACCTCAGGCAGGAACAGCCAGTGCAGAAATGGCCAAAATGCCCGAAAAAGAACTAGAAAAATTTGCCAGCACCAAACACAAAGGTCTACCAAAAAAAGTCAAAGAAACCACTACCAGTGGCAGTGTAGCAGTGGCTGACACGGCAGAACCAAAAAAAGCCAAAGGCAAATCATCTGTGTCATTTGGCAAAGGTATCTATGACAGCTGGAATAGAGAACTAGAGCAAATGATATCCGAAAGCATGAATATCACTGTGACACAAAGCACCAGCGACACAGGCGAAATAGATAAATCTATCAGCGTTAATGCCACCGGAGATGACGCAGTTCGTCTAGCACAATTGTTGAGTCTGGCTGGTATAGAAGGACATCATGACCACGAAGATCACAGTTGCCCAACTTGTGGCCAAGAGCCCTGTGGTTGTGCAGAGATAGTAGACGAAAACAGCCCAGACTGGCCCACAAACACTGAATACAATCAAGATTCATTGCAGTATAGCGGCGGATTGAATAGACCCAAATCTACTGGACAAACCACAGTTCCGGTGATAGCCAGTCAACTTGATCGTCAAATGTCCGAAAGCACTGATCTTGACTACATCAAAAAAATGCTAGGGTAAACATCAATGAAAAATTTCAAAAGCTATCTACTAGAAGCCGAACAATGGATGAATACCCCCACCGTGGGGGATGATTTTGCCATTGAATTAGAAGATCTCACATTGTTAGAAACTTATGTGCTTGATCAAGATGAGCAAGGCAACCTACTGTTAGACAGCAATGAACAAATTTGGGCAATACTGGAAAGTTGGAATTTTCTTGAAGAAGATAAACCCGACGATCAAGATGATGGCAATGCAGAAGTTGATTATGACACACAGGAACCCGATATCAAACCCGGTGCTGGATTGCCCGGCGATGACAACAAATCCATTGATTACACTGCACCCGAACGTCCAATATACACTGATCCAAAACTAAAACATTTAAAACCACTGGATGCTGATTTAAAAGAAGCCGAGTATCAGGGTCGTAAAGTGCCCTTGGGTAAACCCATGCGAGGCGATTCTAAAAAATTCAAGGTCTACGTGCGTGATCCCAAAACTGGCAATGTCAAAAAAGTCAATTTTGGTCATGGCGGTACCAGTGCAAAAAAAGCTGGACAAAAGACCATGAAAATAAAAAAATCCAACCCAGCACGTCGACGTAGTTTTCGCGCCAGACACAATTGCGATAATCCTGGACCTCGTACCAAAGCTCGGTACTGGTCATGTCGAGCATGGTGATATATCAATGAGAGCACGAGAATTCATCACCGAAGGCCGATATGATTCCATGGATGGTAAATTACATCCTCATTATGACTATGCCAATCCTGGTGCGTTGACTGGCCAAGACATCAACAAATATTATGATCTTTACAGAGCCGGTATACTCATGGGAGCCGATACCGATGCACTGGCAAAATTGGATTCTGCCAGCTGGATCAACGATCAAGCATATTTTGGAGCCTATACTGATGTCGAGCGAGATAAAATTTTAGCCGCACTTAAAAAACTAAAACTAAAAGCCAAAACATTGATCGAACCCGGTAGTATGGAAAATCCTGATACCAACAAAACCAGCCCTGTCAAAGGATTTCGAGGATATCCCAGATGAGACTCAGTGATTTTACTACCGACTTACAAGAAGTCAAACTGACAGGCCCATATCGCCCACGACGAACTGCCGCAGAAAAATTTCGCGCTGGTATGAAACGAGCTGGTTATGACATGGATGCTGCTGCAAAAAGAATGCAGGATTTCCTAGATCGCCAAGCTCAACAACGAGCCGAATTAGATCAAAAATATGCAGAGCTTGATCAACGATCAAAAAAATTATTAGAAGATTACGATCAATATATATTGGAAAATCTTCGCAAATGGTTTCGAGAAAAATGGGTGAGATTTGGCCCCGACGGAAAAATTCGTGGAGATTGCGCCAGGGGCGATGACAGCGAAGGTAAACCCAAATGTTTACCTCAAGCCAAGGCTCATGCACTGGGTAAAAAAGGTCGTAAAACAGCAGCCAGTCGTAAACGTCGGGAAGATCCAAATCCAGAACGCAGTGGTTCAGCAATAAATGTAAAAACCAAAGAATCATATCAGGGCATGGCAGAAGAAAGACAAACTTGCCCGGAATGTGGCGGGCCTGCCTATGAAGATCAATTGCTGGCAGAAAAACAAGATGCTTGCTATCATAAAGTCAAAAGTCGATACAAAGTTTGGCCCAGTGCATATGCGTCAGGTGCATTAGTGCAGTGCCGTAAAAAAGGTGCCCGAAATTGGGGGAATAAATCTCAATGAGAGCACGTGAATTCATCACAGAACAATTGGGGCATTTATCTGATCTCTCATCTGACCCTATGAAAAATACTTTTATAATACCTGCATTGACTGGTCAAGATCCATACAAGACTTATAGATTCGGGGTGGCTATTGCTCGTGCAAGAGCTACTAAAAGCCAAGATCAAAATTTCGATTCTGATTTCAGCAGCGAAGGAGCATTCGGGCAACACGCCGTGATATCTACTTTTGATAATCAAGACATTGAAATCATTGATCAAGCATTGTCAATGTCTGACACACCGGGCGGCAAACATGCCATTGGATCCAGCCAAAGTCATGAACCCAACATAGTCAACACTGTTAGCCCATTGAAAGGTTTTCGAGGTTATCCAAGATGAGTATTCAAGGTCCAACAAATTATCAACACCCATTTCCTAATTATCAATTAAATGATCTACATCAGGCAATGGATTATAACAGTGCCGGACAGCCTATTATTAGAGTCAGCACAGGATCCACTGGCAGTGGAAATACCATTGTCAATGGTAATACAGGCAGCGATGCTTTTGGTAGAATGCGTGTATCAACACCTACTACATTATTTGATAGTCAAAATAGATATATTCCAGGAGAATTGTTTGCTACTGCAACCAGTGGTTCGGGTGCATTGACATATAATGCCAATGGTTCAAATTTTTCATTGACAGTCAGCGGTTCGGGCGACGAAGTGATTAGACAATGTAAAACTGTACAACTTTATCAACCGGGCAAAAGTCTACAAGTATTGAACACTTTTGCAATGGCCACACTGGATCCAGATCTACGACAACGTGTGGGTTATTTTACTGCCAATAACGGAATATATTTTGAAGCCGACGGAAACGATTTATATTTAGTTTTACGTAGTTCAGTGTCGGGCTCGGTGCAAGAAAATAGAATAGCACAATCTGACTGGAATCAAGATCCGTTAAACGGCACAGGTGCTTCGGGAATCACACTAGATCCAACTAAGGTTCAAATATTTTGGCTAGATATTGAATGGTTGGGTGTGGGATCTGTTAGAACAGGATTTGTTGTCAATGGTATTTTCTATATTTGTCATGTATTTAACCATGCCAATATTGAAACCGATGTTTATATGACCACTGCTACCTTAAATTGTAGATATGAAATTACATCAACTGGTGGCAGCGGAACAATGTTACAAATTTGTTCCACAGTGATCAGTGAAGGTGGATATAATCCATTGACTCCTGTGAGATATGTTGGTAATGGATCTCAAGAAAAAGTTATGGGATCGGCAGATACATTAGAGCCGCTGGCTTCTATTAGGTTAAATTCTGCATATCCTGATGCAGTAGTTACAATCAGCAGCATTGATTTTTTAACCGTTGATGTGGCCTATGGTGAAATACAGTTAATATTAAATGCCACATTGGGCAACGCTTCTTTTGCCAATGTGTCTAATTCAGTTGTTCAAACCGATACTGCAGCAAATACTATATCTGGTGGTACAGTGGTATATTCGGCACTATATGCCAGTAGAGCCACAGTTCAATTAAGTGATGAAATTAGAAGAAGATTACAACTTGGAAGAGATATATCAGGCAATAGTGATGTATTGACTTTGGCCACAGTGTCAAACAGTAATAATGCTGATGTTCTTTATAGTTTGGGTTGGGTAGAACTTTCAAATAATTAGGAATAATAAAATGAAGAAAATTTTTACAATTGCATTGTCTGTGTGGTTATCAACTTTACCAACATTGTCAACTGCTCAGAAACAAAAACCCAGTGTAGTTTATGATGCGGTTATTACTCGTGTCATTGATGGAGACACTGTGGCATTTCAAGCACCTTTTTTACCCGACCCATTGAAAAAAGAATTGTCAATACGTGTATTTGGCGTAGACACACCTGAAAAAGGTCATAGAGCCAAGTGCCCGTCAGAAGCACAACGAGGAGCCGCTGCCACTGAGTTTACCAAGCAATTTATAGCACAAGGAAAAACATTTCAGGTTGCATTAATGAGCTGGGATAAGTTTGGTGGTCGGGTATTGGGAGATGTCATAATCAATGGACAAAGTCTTCGTCAGCAGTTGATTCAACGAGGCTTTGCCAGAGAATATTATGGTGAAGCTAAAACAAGTTGGTGCTAAGATTTTATCAATGAGCATTAAATGGCAAAAACATCCGAAGAAGTCTTAGTCAAGGCACCTCACAGACGACAAAGTTTCACTGATAAACAACTAGATGAATTTTTATCTTGTGCTGATCCCAGCGAAGGCCCTGAATATTTTTTAAATAATTTCTTTTATATACAACATCCCACCAAAGGAAAAATGTTGTATCATCCATTTGAATATCAAAAAAAATTAATCGATACTTATCATAGATATAGGTTCAGTATATCTATGTTACCAAGACAAACAGGAAAAACTACCAGTGCAGCTGGTTATCTATTGTGGTATGCAATGTTTGTGCCAGATTCAACAATTTTAGTAGCTGCTCACAAGTTTACAGGCGCACAAGAAATCATGCAGAGAATTAGATATGCTTATGAACTCTGCCCTGATCATATTCGTGCAGGGGTAACCAGTTATAATAAAGGCAGTATAGATTTTGAAAATGGCAGTAGAATTGTCAGTGCAACCACAACAGAAACTACCGGTCGGGGTATGAGTATCAGTTTACTGTATGCCGATGAATTTTCTTATGTAAGGCCCACAATAGCCAAAGAGTTCTGGACCAGTATTAGTCCTACTTTGGCCACCGGTGGTAAAGCCATTATCACAAGTACACCAAACAGTGATGAAGATCAATTTGCTTTGCTCTGGAAGGGTGCCAATAAATGCATCGATGAGTATGGTAATCCAACAGATGTGGGCATCAACGGGTTTCGTGCATTTAGAAGTTTTTGGTGGGAACATCCTGAGCGAGATCAAACCTGGGCAGATCAACAAAGAGCAGCACTGGGCGAAGACAGATTCAGAAGAGAGCATAATTGCGAATTCATTATCGATGAAGAAACATTGATCGCACCAGCCAAACTGCTGGACTTGACTCCCTCGAATCACTTGTATAAAACCGGTCAGGTAAGATGGTTTTGTCCGCCGCAACCAGGACAAATTTATGTTGTAGGTTTGGATCCCAGCTTGGGTACCGGTGGTGATCCGGCTGCTATACAGATATTTAACGCCAAGACCACCGATCAAATCGGTGAATGGACACACAATAAAACTACGATCCCTGAACAGGTTAGAATTTTAAAAGACATTGTCAACCATCTTTACGAAATTACCAAAGACGAAAACAGTATCTACTACAGTTTAGAAAATAACACCATCGGAGAAGCAGCACTAATCAGTATTGCCGAGCTTGGTGAAGAAAATATCAAAGGATATTTTCTTTCAGATACATCTGTGGTAACAAATGGTCGCAGGTTTAGAAAAGGCTATAATACCACAGCCAAAACCAAGTTAACTGCCTGTGCCAAACTGAAAAACCTAATAGAAACCAACAAAATGAAATGCCATAGTGCAGCATTAATAGGTGAACTAAAAACATTTGTATCCTCAGGAGTGGGGTATGCTGCCAAACCTGGAGAAAAAGACGATCTGGTAATGGCCACTATACTAGTAGTTCGTATGTTACAAACTCTACAGACATTCTATAATGATGTTGATCAACATCTCAGAGATCACGATGACATGATCATCGAACCTATGCCGTTTATTTCCATGTCTAGATAAATATAATATCATGATAACCAATGACATTTTACCAAGAGCAATTCACGACATGCTGGTCACTCGAAACTTCGATGTTAGATCAGTGGATTCGGCCACAGGACAAACACCTCTCGACGAGCAAGGCAATATAGATTTTGGACAAGTTGATTTAATGATATTTCAATATATCGGACCATCAGGCAAAAATTATGGGACCGTGACTATAGTATTGGACAATGGAAATTTGCAAATGTTTTTTGGAGACAGATTTGCCAAAGCTATGGAACCCGAGGACAAAAAAGACTGGTTCGGAACATCAAATTCTCCGGGATTTTTAGAACAACTAAAGAAAATGTCTGTGCGTCATAATTTCAGCACTTTTCAAGTTTCCAATCCTTCCAAATTGAAATATACTAGACAGGGTATATCTGCTATAAAAAAAGGATTGTTAGAAGAAAGTTTTGCCGGAAATCGGAAAGTCAGTTATAGTGGAGATCCACAATCTGCCAGACTAATGATTCGACATAGTAAACCTATGATGCCTCAACAAGCAAGACATTTGAATATCGAAAGCCTTTTTATCGAAACAGTAGATGGTGAAAGATTTCGTTTGCCTTTTAAAAAATTAAGTGGTGGTCGTGCCATGTTGGAACATGTTCGACAAGGTGGTCGACCATGGGACCTTAAAGGTCAACATATACAAGAAATGGTTGAACAAATAAATTTATTGGCACACTTTCGAAGAGCTAGTCGTAATCGTATTTTTGAAACTCAAGCACAAAATTTAATACAAGCGGCTGATCAACATTACCAAACTCTACAAAAAAATCTCAAAAATATCAGCAGTGGTCGAGGCTATCAACAGTATTTTGAAAGTTGGTCAGCGGCCGATACGGACGATTCTGAAATCATGGTAGAAGATATAAAGAGTTTGTTCATCGAACAGGTCATTGATCCCAGAATTGTCAATGCACTACCAATTTTATCTAGGATAACAAAAATGGTCAATGAAGCAGACGAATTTGAAAAATGGGCAAACAATGTGGTTGATAAAACCGATCTCGACACACGTGGACAACAACAAGAACTAGAGGATCTCATGCAGCAACCATTGATTGTGGGTCCCGACGGTATTGACGCCAGTGAACAATTGTATGATTTGTTAAATGATGAAACTTTATCAGAAATAATCAAAGACTATGCCGAATCGGCTGGACCTGAGGCAAATGCCTGGGATAGTCCTGCAGTATTGGATAGATTACAAGAATTAGGTATTAATTATTCCAGTGATACCCAAGTTGATGAAGCATTTCCTGCATTGGTTGGTTTGGTAGCCAGAGCGGCAGCTCCGGCAATAGCCCGATCCAAAGTGAACAGTCTGTTGGGCCGTGACGAAGATGACCAAGAAGACGAAGACCAAGATACTTTGGAAAGAATAAAATATTTGGCCAGAAAATAAAAATTTCTCCTTTTGTGCTTGATTAGCTAAATAAAGTCATGTATACTGTATCACAGTATGCATTAGGCATACACAGGCAGCTCATAGGCATATTTAAAGGAGAAAAACTATGGCATCTTTAAAAGAAATTCGCGAACGACTACAGGCAGCAGAACAAAAAAGCAGCAGCAACCCAGGCACAGGCGATAGTGCAATTTATCCACACTGGAATATCGAAGAGGGGCAATCGGCAGTTGTAAGATTCTTACCCGATGCCAACGAAAAAAACACATTTTTCTGGGCTGAACGAGCAATGATTCGCTTGCCATTTAATGGCATCAAAGGCGATGCAGAAAGCAAAACAGTTATGGTACAAGTTCCTTGTATGGAAATGTGGAATGAATCGTGCCCAGTTTTAACAGAGGTTCGAACCTGGTTCAAAGACGCTAGTTTGTCGGACATGGGCAGGAAATATTGGAAAAAGCGTAGTTACTTGTTTCAAGGATTTGTTCGTGAAAATCCCATGACAAGTGATCGAATCGCTCCTGAAAATCCCATCCGTCGATTTATTATCGGTCCACAAATTTTTACAATTATTAAATCAGCATTAATGGATCCGGAACTGGAAGAACTTCCTATCGACTACCAACATGGACTGGATTTCCGAATCACAAAAACAACCAAAGGGGGATTTGCTGATTATAATGGCAGCAAATGGAGTCGCAAAGAATCTCCATTGACACAAGCAGAACTTGATGCCATTGAAACATTTGGTCTTTGGGATCTCAGTAGTTTCCTACCTAAAAAGCCCACTTCGGTTGAAGTGCAAGCCATTAAAGAAATGTTTGAGGCCAGTGTAGATGGTCATCCATATGACATGGATCGTTGGGGTCAATATTTCCGTCCAGCGGGTTTGATGATCCAAAATGGTTCATCGGGTCCGGTTTTCGAGGACGACGACGATTCTGGGTCGGCATCACGTGCACGAGCTAAACCAAGTGCATCTACACCACCACCTGCTCCTAAAGCAGTTGAAGTAGAGGACGACACTCCATTTGCAGCAGATCCACCCAAAGCTGCAGCAGGTAGTCAACGCACAGAAGATATTCTTGCTATGATTCGTGCAAGACAAAATAAATCTGCTTGACAACTAAAACTCTAAAGTTAGGGGCTAAGCCCCTAACTTTATATTCATTATTAAGGACATAAAATGCCGAGACCTTTTGATGTTGGAAAGTTTCGTAAAGAAATTACTAAATCCATTGAAGGACTCACAGTGGGATTTAATGACCCCACTGATTGGGTCAGCACTGGTAATTATGCACTAAATTATCTTATTTCGGGTGACTTTAATCGAGGTATTCCTTTGGGCAAGGTCACTGTATTTGCAGGCGAATCCGGCAGTGGAAAAAGTTATATCTGTGCTGGAAATATTATTAAAAATGCTCAACAAAAAGATATCTTTGTGGTTCTGATTGACTCAGAAAATGCACTAGATGAAGATTGGCTTAAAGCATTGGGGGTAGATACCAGTGATAGTAAATTGTTGAAACTTAGTATGGCCATGATTGATGATGTAGCTAAAACTATTAGCACATTCATGGGCGACTACAAATCATTGCCAGCCGAAGAAAGACCCAAAGTATTATTTGTAATTGATAGTTTGGGTATGCTGTTAACACCCACAGATCTAAACCAATTCGAAGCAGGTGATCTCAAAGGCGACATGGGTCGTAAACCCAAAGCATTGACTGCATTGGTTCGTAATTGTGTCAATATGTTTGGCAGCTACAATGTCGGTATGCTTTGCACTAATCATACCTATGCATCACAAGACATGTTCGACCCGGACGACAAAATTTCTGGAGGACAAGGCTTTGTCTATGCCAGTAGTATTGTAGTGGCCATGAAAAAACTCAAACTCAAAGAAGACGAGGATGGTGGTAAAATTTCTGAGGTCACTGGAATTCGTAGTGCTTGTAAAGTGATGAAAACTCGTTACGCTAAACCTTTCGAAGGGGTGCAAATTAAAATTCCTTATTCCACCGGAATGAATCCCTATAGTGGTCTAGTTGATCTTGCTGAGAAAAAAGGTTTATTGACCAAAGAAGGTAATAGATTGGCATTTGTTACACCGGCTGGCGAAACGATTAAACTTTTTAGAAAAGAATGGGAATCTAATACCGATTCATGTTTGGATCGGCTGATGGAAAATTTTCAAAAAAATAATGAAAAATTACCTGAGGAATAACAACTATGTATTCAGAATTTGCAGCAGAACTTTGGAATGAATTTAAAAGTCTATTGAATCCAGTGGACAAAGAACAGGCAGCTGATATCTTGGTCTCTATGTTGATTGACAACGATGAACATATTGATGATATCAAAAAAGCATTTAAAAACGATGAACTTATTAAACATGCATTGGCATTCCACAGTGACAATCTCGATGACATTGACGACGACTATGACGACGACGATAATCAAGACTATGACGAATAACTATGTGGTATAATCGAGTAGTCAACGACAGTTCTCTAATACCAGACTTTATTTCCTATTATGAAAATGAATTGTTGACAGCTAAAAAGGAATGCTCGGTATCTGGATTGATTGAAAAAAATATCAGTTCTTTACCGGGCATTACAGAACATAGATTTAATCAATTGCAGGAAATTGAAGCAGTTCTAAATTATTTAAATTTGCAATTGAGAAAGATTCGTCGAAGACATTTTCAAAAATATCTCGAAGCATATGCGCGAGCTTTGACCAGTAGAGATGCAGAAAAATATGTAGATGGTGAAGATGAGGTCATCGAATTCGAACTCCTCATCAATGAGGTAGCATTGCTGAGAAATAAATGGCTAGGCATTATGAAATCTTTAGAAAGTAAGAATTTTATGCTGGGACATATCACAAGACTCAGAGCAGCTGGAATGGAAGATGCTGAAATTTAACTCGCTATAACAGAATTTCATAAATATCTCTATGAAAAAAATTGTTTTAGCAACTGGAGGATATGACCCTGTTCACAGTGGTCATATCGCTTATTTTAAAGCAGCAAAATCGTTGGGCGATATATTGTATATTGGTGTCAACAGTGATGAATGGTTGGCCAAGAAAAAAGGTCAGCCATTCATGACTCAACAAGAACGCCTTGACATAATACAAAATTTAAAAATGGTGGACTATACTGTTAAATTCGACGACAGTGATGGCTCGGCCTGCAATGCTATAAAACAAGTCAAACAACTTCACCCCGATGACCAAATCATTTTTGTCAATGGTGGTGATAGAACTATTGACAATATCCCTGAGATGAGATTGCTAAATCAACCAGGATTCGAAAATTTAAAATTTGAATTTGGGGTTGGTGGGCAACAAAAAATTAATTCATCATCGACAATTTTGGAACAGTGGCGATATCCAAAAACTATTCGACCTTGGGGATATTATCGCATACTACAATCCTATGATAGAACAGTTAAAGTCAAAGAATTAGTGGTTGAACCAGGTCATTACTTGAGTATGCAAAGACATCGTCATCGACAAGAATTTTGGTTTGTCAGTCGAGGTTGTGCCACAGTTTATACCATAAACAGATCAACTGATATTGAAATAAGAAACCGACTCGATATATTTGAAAATACTTGGATTGGTCTCAACGAATGGCATCAATTGGCCAATGAACAAGAAACTCCATTGCACATAATCGAAATACAATATGGATTTGAATGTGTTGAAGAAGATATAGAAAGGCAATCCCAATGACTATACCGGTTTTTATCGGATATGATCCTAGGGAAGCAGTGGCCTTTCATGTGTGTGTCAACAGCATAATTAGAAATTCTAGCCAACCAGTTTCAATACATCCATTGGCTTTGAACTTGTTGAATTCCTATCGAGAAACACATAGTGATGGCAGTAATCATTTTATCTATAGTAGATTTTTAGTTCCAGAGTTAATGAATTACAATGGGTGGGCAATATTTGTTGATGGGGATATGATTTTTCGTGACGACTTAGTCGAATTATGGGAATTACGTGATCCTCATTATGATGTAATGGTAGTCAAGCATAATTATACCACACGCTCTTCGACAAAATATATGGGCAGCCCCAATCATGACTATCCAAGAAAAAATTGGAGCAGCGTAATTTTATGGAATTGCGCAAGCCCTAACAATCAAAAATTAACAACACAATATATACAACAATCGTCAGGTGCACATTTACATAGATTTGCCTGGCTAGACGATGAAAAAATAGGTTCGCTGCCTATAGAATGGAATTGGCTTCCTGACGAATATGGAGCGAATCATCGAGCTAAACTATTACATTTTACCTTAGGGACTCCTTGTTTTCACGACTACGCAGACTCAGCACAAAGTCATGAATGGTTTCGTGAATATATTTTTACTAATTATTGTCAACAAAACTTATCAAAATGAATTTGCCAATTGCTTTAGTTGAACGATGGCCCGGCGAAGAATATCGTCAACAACATCAATCTATGATCAGTGCACTAAAACATAATGTATCAGATGCTTTGAAATTATACAATGATATACAAATTTTGTCCGAGATTGAAGCAACATGGGAATCGCCAGACATATCCACTAAAGAGGGCAAATATAATCTAAAAAGGATGGGCGATATGGCATTACATCGCCGAGTTATACAACATATAGTTGATAAAAAAGAAAGATATGAACGGTTAATAAAATTTTCAGATTATCCAGCTATGATTATGGCTGCTTATCCCAATGCCGAGTTCGTCCCCTATGAAGATTTCAATCGCATTAAACATGATACACAAGGCAGTATACTAGTTAGGGGTATTGCATCAGGTAAAATCATTGATTGGATGAGGCAACAACATAGAGATTATTATTTTATCGAAACTGGATACTTGGGAAATTACCCCAGTCCTAACAACAGAACTGGAAGAAAAATCTATCATAGAATAGTTAAAAATTCCATGCAGCACGAAAAAATAATGTCTGTGCCCGATGACAGATGGAAAAAATTAGTGTCTTGGAATAGTTTTTTAAATTATAACGGATGGCGTCGACCGGGCAGTCGAATATTGATAGTGGCCCCAAGTGAAAAACCCTGTAAGTATTATGGTATTGAAAAACAACAATGGATAGATAATACAATTTCTGAATTAAAAAAGTATACCGATCGTCCGATCATAGTAAGAGAAAAAGCACCTCGAGCTGAAAGAACCAATGATACAATTTATAAATCATTCGATCAAGATATCTTTTGTGTTGTAACTTATAACAGTATTGCTGCAGTCGAAGCATTGGCCTATGGTATACCAGCAATTGCATTAGCGCCCACCGCAGCTAGTATAGTATGTGACAATGACCTTAGTAAAATAGAATCTCCTACACGCTACAGTGAAGATCTTATTCAGTCTTGGTTAAATCATATTGCTTATTGTCAATTTAGTCTCGACGAGATGATTTCTGGTCAAGCATGGGAATTGGTCAAAGAGAATGAACAAAGACACACCATTGATTGTTAAAAGTTATTTGAGCAGTTTGCCTGCCAAAATTAACAGTCAAGAAAAAATTGATGCATTGACTTTCTTTGCTCAAGGAGTGTCACGGTATGGAGATAACGGATCAACTACACAAAGTCAACAATATGATCCTTGCGATGTTGGTGCTATTATTGGTAATGCATTTTCTGACAACCCCAACAAAACAAAATTGTCGCACTATAAAGTTAGAAAACTGGTAATTGATACTCAAACTAAACTGAAAAAATATTGGTTAAGCATAGACAGTAATGTCTTTATCTATAAAAATAAATTAAATCCACATCGGTATTTGAGATATAGTTTCAATGGTGTTTTTCCTAAAACCGGTATCTATTGTAATGAACACCCGGATGATCAAAATTGGAATCGTATCAAAAAAGATTATAATATGGATATGTCACCATGGCGATCAACTGGGTCACATATTTTATTGGCATTACAACGACCCCAAGGATGGAGTATGCGTGGTGTAAACTTTGAGACCTGGTTAGTTGATACTATACAACAAATAAGAAATAATACTGATCGACCTATTGTGGCTCGTTGGCATCCGGGAAATTGGAAAGATTTTCCACGATACGAAAAATTGATAAAAAAACAAAAAATAATTGTCAGTCCACAAGAACGTCCTATTATAGAAGATTTAAAAAATTGCTGGGCATTGGTTTGCCATAACAGCACACCGAGTTCAGTATCTGTCATCGAAGGAATCCCTGCTTTCATTACCGACGATCCAGGATATTGCCAAGCCGGACCAATGGTTAATCGAGATTTTTCAAAACTGGAAAACCCATTGATGCCAGACCGAGATTTATGGATAAAACAATTATCACAATGTCATTGGAATTTTGAAGATTTAAAATCTAGTCGATGCTGGTCACATATGCGACAGTGGGTCAAACAACCGTAATTCTTTGAGTTGTGTTTCTAAACTGGGAATTGACCATGGTCGACACAATCTAGTGTCAATAATGGTTTTGTCAATGGGCTGAGACAGAGAAACAGGTACAATGGTTTTTTTACTTTCATAAATGGTGTTTATTAAAGACAATAGATCACATTTACTGATACAACAATCGTTGTCAACCAGATGATATAATCCAGTTATTTTTTGATTGTCTTGCATATAACCATCGAGACATTTGGCCAATTGCAATGTAGTGATACCGTTCCAGTATGCATTGGTCCAACCTTGAACAATATTATCGGATTGATGTTGAAACCAATGCATTAACCCTGTGCCATTTTTTATTTCTGGACCAATGATACTGCATCTCAAAGTCAAATCTTTATTGTTAATGATTTCGCCCAGACTTTTACTCCGACCATAATTATTTTTTTCAGTAGTGGCGTCGGACTCAACATACTTGCCTTTTCTTCCATCAAATACACAATCTGTGCTGATGTGTAATATTTGTGCTCGATGACGCTGTAATCGGTAAGCTAGATATTGAGGGAACCAAGCATTGATTTTTGTTGCCAAATCTGGTCGATCTTGGCAATCTTTGACCAGTAAACCGATACAATTAATGACATAATCGACATCGTCGTCAATTGACCCAGTCAACAAATCTACACTGGTATCATCATCGGCTTGAAGATAAAATTTTGCATTATCAACTATTTCATTGAAAATTTGATTATCATATTGTGATTTTGTTGGCCGACGAACTGAGGTTTGCACTTGATAGCCTTGCAATTTGAGATATTTTGTGATCATATGACCGGCCATGCCAGTGGCACCTAATACTAACACTTTCATAAAAAGTTTCCTTGTTTTAACATTTGATGTATTTGTGATTGATTCATAAGTTGAGTATTGCTGCTGAATTCACTGTGGGGAATATAAGGTAAATCACAATACAAGTTGATTAATTTTTGATTATTGTTCTGTGGTAAAATTATGTAATAGTCATTGTTGAGTTGTCTACTTAATGAACTTTCGTGACGACTGATTAATACTTCATGTATTTTCTCTCCAGGTTTAGCACCTATTTCTGTGATCGGAACTTGGCCATAACTCTGCATCAACACTTCTATTAAATCAACAATTCGACAACTGGGCATATTCATTACAAATGTTTCTCGTCCTATACCACATTCAGTGGCACGGAATAACAGTTGTATAGCTTGTTCCAGAGTCAAGAAAAATCTAGTCATTCGACTGTCAGTGAGTCTAACTGGTCCGCCTTTTTTAATCTCTTGAATAAAAAACGGGATTACACTTCCATTGGATCCCATGACATTACCACCACGGACACAGATAAATTTTGTGTCGGTGCTTAAATCATTGGCCTGCAAAATCAATCGCTCACCCACAGATTTAGTCATACCATACAGGTTCAATGGTTCAACCGCTTTGTCTGTGCTGACATCTATGACTTTTTTGACTCGATTTATCAGTGCAGCATCGATGACATTGGTAGTTCCTGTGATATTAGTTTTAATTGCTTCCTGTGGATGGTCTTCACAGATAGGCACATGTTTTAATGCTGCCAAATGAAATATTATGTCAATTCCTTGTGCAGCACTGATCAATGCATTTCGATCTCGAACATCACCAATACAAAACTTGATGCGAGAATCAAAATTAAATTCTCGCTGCATTAAAACTTGTTGAAGTTCTCCTCGACTGTAAATTACAATTTCTTTGACTGGGTAAGTTTCTAACAATAAACGAGTTAATGTTCTGCCCCATGACCCAGTTCCGCCGGTAATTAAAATTCTTGATTGTGTAAATATACTCATTGTGATTTCAAAGTTGATATTAAAAGATTTATCACTGTGTCCGATACATTTTTTTTGGTGTATTCCACGGGAGGATCCCATGATGGTGGTGTTGAATAGTTGATATATTCATAACATTTAATTATATCTTCTGCAGATAGACCACTGACGATGTTGGATCCACACCATTGTGTTTCGGGTCTTTCTGTGGTATTTCTTATAGTTATAGTAGGAACACCCAACAAACACATTTCTTCTTGAACAGTTCCTGAATCGCTGATTGCCAAACGACTATTTTTTTCAAGATGAACAAAATCAAAAAAACCCAATGGATCTACCATATTGACATTGTCAGTTGAAATATTAAATTTTTGAATTTTATTTTTAGTTCTGGGGTGACAACTGAATACAACAGGACAATCTCGGCCAATATGTGTCAATGACATCATGATTTCTTTTAGTCTATGTTGATCGTCAACATTTTCTGCTCGGTGTGCAGTAGCGATGACATATTGCCCAACTTGTAAACCCAACTCAGAAAGAATTTTACTATTGTCGATTTGATCATGATAAAACTCTAAGACTTCTTTAATGGGATTACCAATGACTGCGATTCGATTGTTAGGCAAACCTTCTCTTAATAAATTTTGACGACTGAGTTCAGTATATGGAAGATTATATGTAGAAATCGAATCAATTAATCTACGATTTTTTTCTTCCGGCACAGACAAGTCATAGCAACGATTACCAGCTTCCATATGATAAACTGGAATACCCATTCTTTCACAGACAATGGCACTCAATCCTGAATTAGTGTCACCCAAAATCAATGCTTTTGTAGGGCGAAATTGCTGTATCACTTGTTCTATGCCCACAAACACATTAGATAATTGTTGAGCAAATGTGGTATTTTGATTGTCAAGAATTAAGTTTGGTGGTCTAAGATTTAATTCTTGAAAAAATATATCACTGAGCCCGGGTGTATAGTTTTGTCCAGTATGTAAAACAAAATGATTTTCTAAACCCAATATTTGATCTAATTTGGGAATTATGACACTGAGACGAATAATTTCTGGGCGAGTGCCCAATATAGTCAATATTCGATCATTCATGTCTTGACCAGTGACCTACAAAATACTTGTCTAAGGTATACAACTGAACTGGGTGGAACCCCACAAAATCTTCTGCTGACCAAAGGCTTTTATGATAATCATAGACATTACCATAACACCATAGATTTGGGTCGTTGACATTTTTGTGGTTGTCGTCCCAAATTTCTTCCAATGGTGTCAACAGAAATATTTTTTTATTGACAATCTTTTTACAATCATCAATTAATCGTTGACCGGCTGATTTTTCAAGATGTTCAATGAAGTCGATCATTAATATATAATCAACCGATCCAATGGTTTTAACATCAAATGTTTCTAAGTCGGCCACAATATCGGGCTCAACTTCAGGCCATGCATCAACTGTGATTTGTCGAACACAAAGATCTTTTACTGCTTGAGTGTAGACTTTGGGACCGCAACCCAGATCGAGCAAACTGGCATCGGCAGTCATGTTCGATCGGATATATCTTATTAAATTGTCATTGGAATATACTGGTTTATTTTTGAATTCGTGTTTCATGGAATTGGTTCCTTGTTGGGTGCTGTAATCAACCCGGTGTTCTTTAAGTCATAAAATAGTTGTCGATTGTCAGTCACCGCCGATCCCATGGTTAAAAATTTTGGATGTGGCTGATGAATCACATGTGGTTGGTCAACAAATTTGATGTTGAGTTGTAAATTTCGAATCCTCTGCACAAATTCATTGTCGTCGTAACTAAACCCATTGGCAAATCTTTCATCGAACCCATTGATTTTTTTCAAATTATTCCTGGTAATTGCAGTGCAGAAATGATAAGATTCAGGTCGATGCTGTGCATGATTATACCATAATGCTTTGGGTTTGGGAATGTAATCTAACTCTTGACCCTGATGTAATTGTTTTACATCATCTTTGGTGCAACTCCAACAATGATAGCTGAGATAAGTTTGCTCGTCGATATTGGAATTGCAATGAGACAATATGTCTCCGATATGACAACATTCGGGATTTTGTATGATCACAGTTTCGCCCCGACTTTGTCTGAATCCCACATTGTAGGGTATACAGGGATTGCAATACCATCGATGTTGCACCACTTGTGCCATTCTGATTATTCTCAATGGTAATTGAGGATATTTTTCAAGCAATATTGCTGGATCGTGATCGTGATCACTGAAGTCATCGACTAACACTATTTCATAGTCTTGATATGTTGATTTGGCTATGGTGCTGAGAGTGAAATCAAGTTGCCGAAGCCTATTGTAATAACTCATTACTATGCTGATCATGATCGATATTTTTTCAACTCCTCTGTAAACATTAATAATTCTTTTCTTTTACCTTTGGCACTCCAGATAGCACTGTCGGGTTTCATGGCCCAATCAATGTAGCTCATCGGTAATAGACCTTTTTGATATTGTGGAACCAATTTGTCTAAAACGATTTGATCTAGAAACCAGTAAAGATCACCTTGATTGACCGATTGTGTTAACTGGTCTGCGTATTCATTGAGAAAATTTTGTGATCCCACATGCGATTGAAATAACAAAGCGCCGGCTAGATGTGTATGATCTTTGGGTTTTTCATACAAATAAATGTCTTTGGTATCAAACTGCATGGAAAAATTTTTTCTTATCAGCCCATCCACATCAAGACTTAAACAGGTCATTCCTGCTCGGAATAATTGTTGTAGTCTTATAAATCTTGTGCAGGCATAATAGGTATTGCATACTAATTTTAAAAAATCTTGAGGCACAAGAGTTTGAGACTTCTTTTGCATTTCCAATTGACGATTATTGGATAGATTAGATCTAGCGTGCCAATGCCCTGCTGTTTTTTTTAAAAAGTCATGATCGACAGATTCCCAACTGACTGTGAGATTGGGTTGAAGTTTTGACCAATTTAATTGTTCATCGGTGGGATCATAGATGTGAATATGCACTCGGTATTGCGGTGTATTTCTGTATGCACTGACTATCAATGGTTTTGCATATAAGTCAAAGTAAACACGATCTGCCGCTGCATAAAGTAAATACTCAGCATCGGGATATTGTCCTTGCAACGAATTTATTATCATAACTACTTATTTAATGTCAAAAAATTCACTGTGAAAATATCAACCTTTAGTAAATTCTCTGCACTGAATTCTCAACCTGTGATACAATCATTTATAACAGGTGCTCGAAAAATAGGTATCGATGTTGTTGACCATGACATGAATGCAGATGCAGCATTGATTTGGTCAGTGCTATGGAATGGTCGCATGTTGGGTAATCAACAAGTATATCACAATTTTCGACAGCAAAACCGACCAGTATTTGTGTTAGATGTCGGAACATTACGGCGAAACCATACTTGGAAATTGGCAGTCAATAATTTAAACAATCAGGGTTTTTATGGGCACAATGACAACCTTGATCATGACCGTCCAACTAAACTAGGAATTGAGTTAAAAAAACCTCAAACAAACAACGGGAAAATTTTAGTTTGTCTACAACACACAAGAAGTCATCAAATACCTTCCGAGCATGAGTTTTACCAATGGATCAACAACACAGTCAAACAAATTCAATTATATTGTCGACGTTCAATAGTGATAAGACCTCATCCACGTTGTCGATTTAGATCTATAAATTGCGATTTTGAACATATTATAGATCTACCCAATAAAATCAAGGGCACTTATGATTCATTTGACTTTGCGCCAGAATTGTATCATGCTGTTATAAATTATAATAGTGGCCCAGGCATCATTGCAGCATTGTCTGGTGTGCGTCCCATAGTGAATTCAACAAGTTTAGCTGGTCCAGTTGGAATCGATGTGGCCAATATTGAACAACATTATGATATTGATAGATCACAATGGTTGATTTCTATAGCGCATACTGAATACACCTTAGAGGAATTAAAATTAGCAACATGGGAAAAAAGACTACAAAATTACCTGACTCGATAAATTGTGCTTGTGTAATTCATGGCGACACTTATTCATTCGATTATGTGGACAAATTGTATAGTATGTTGTGCCGAAATTTTTCAGTGCCGGTAATTTTTCATGTCTATACAGAAGCATCCAGACCAGTGCCTGACAGATATATTCGCCATAACTTAGTTGAGTGGCCCAAGATAGCAGGTCCCAAAAAAGCATGGTGGTATAAGCTACAGCTTTTTGATGTCAATCATTATGATGGTGATTTATTGTATTTCGATCTTGATGTTGTGATTGTTAATCGACTTGATTGGCTACTGCAATTAGACTTGAACTCGTTTTGGGCGATACATGATTTCAAACGACTCTACAAAAAAGATTATGTGGGCATGAACAGCAGTGTCATGATGTGGAACACTGCTCGATTCCGACACATATGGGACAACATCAAAAACAATGATATACAAAAAATTACATCAAAATTTCGTGGAGATCAAGATTATTTGCAAACAGTGATCGACCCGGGGCATATGCAATATTTTTCTGTTCAACAAATTGTTTCTTGGAGATGGCAAGCACTCAAAGGACACAACCTGCAACATCATCGCCATCGACCCAATGTCAATGCCGGCACAGAAATCACACATGAAAATTCGGTGTTGGTGTTTCACGGATACCCCAAGCCGCATCAACTTGTTGATCCGGTGATTGTAAAATACTGGAAATAAGATTTGACCATAATCAAGCTCGATGCTATAATTTGATCATGGTTAAGGGGGAACGGCGAGTGTCAGCTGAATGCGCCTGTTCTTAAACGACCATATAAGGCGCCCCTTCAGTTAAATGGTTGACTCAAATACATTATTTTTTTATAATGTGTTTTTACAGTGAAAATCAGGAGCAAGCTATGTATACAGTCGAACTTTATAAACAAGATGCTCGGACAAAAACCGGGGAGCGACTAGTGCACAAAACAGATCATAGCACCAACGACATTGATGCTATTCGTTGTAGCTATACAGCCCAATATCCGGCATCAAAAGGCTATCGTTTTGCAATCCATGAGACCTATGTCACTCGTAAAAATTTAATGAGTGGTGAAAATTTTCAAGAGCGGTATGATCAGCCTTATTTTTGCTCACCTAGTTCTGAATCATACTGGTGCTCGTGATCGTTAAATGGTTGATCGATATTCCGATCAACTGTATAATGTGTTTATTGTAAACAAAACGGAGTAAGAAATGGCCCGCTACACACCTGTGAAGATTTCAACTCTGGAATTGGCTGCTTTGGCTTTTGCGGCTGTTCGTGCCAATAACGGTCAAACTCACAAAGACGACCGTTTCTACGACAAGACTGCAGACACGGTGATTTCTGTGGTGCCCAATAAAGTTCTTATGCGTGAGGACAAGTTGGTGGTCACCGAGCAGGACCGGGCCGATGCACAGGCGGCCATCGACACGCTGACCCAGGACCGCACTTTGCGTATTCTTAAAGGTCTGAGAGTGCCTGATTTTCAAAATACTCTGACCAACTTGATTGTTGGTGCAGATTCGACCATGAGCGATGCAGGGCTGATGGCTTTCCTGCCTAGCATGGCAGATCAAGTGCGCCAACGTCAACAACATGAAGAAGAAACAGCAGTGCTGGCCAACACCAGTGAATACTTGGGCCGGGTCGGTGATAAAGTCAAGTTTACTCTAACAGTTATGTCTGCCCGTTGGGCCCAGCAGTTCAATTGTTGGACTGTGAGCGGCAAAGACGAAAAAGGTAATTTGGTGCACTTTTTCACCAGCAAAGAAGAATGCACTAAAAACGGTACCTACACTGCCAAGGTCAAACGCACCGAAGAAAGCCGCTACCATAACGGGGCCAAAGTGACTACTTTGAATTTTGTCAAACCTCAATAATTGATTTGACCATAATTTTGTATTCTGCTATAATATGTTTATAGCGTAAACAATTAGGAGCAAATGATGAGTCAAGTTCGAATTTGTAACGGTGTTTATCGTGGATTCAAAATCAACAATGAAGTGTTTACCTTAGTCAAAGGGTTTCAAACAGGAACTCGAGGTGGATTTGTCACCGTGGCTAGCAATGGTTTTTTTGGTCCCGAGTTTGGCAATGTTCGTATTCGTGTTGACAGTATTCATGACATTCAGTATGTTGGAGAAAATCAGTTGCCTCTCAGTGAGAATTTTGTGAACAAAAAATCTTTAGAAAAAGTCGTCCCACAAGAAACAGACGAAGAAGCTATTGCTCGAATTCGTGAGCGTTTTGAAATTCTCACTGAAATGACCAAAGCGGCAACCACCGGAGACATTCGTGCTATGATTGTGTCGGGACCTCCTGGTGTGGGCAAGTCGTTTGGTGTTGAGCAAGAAATCGAAAAGGCTTGCTTGTTTGACAAAATTGCTGGCAAGCGATTGCGTGCCGAAGTAGTCAAAGGATCGGCTACTCCGATTGGACTCTATCAGACTCTATACAAATATTCTGATGCCAATAGTGTGGTAGTGTTTGATGATTGTGATAGCATCCTGCTCGACGATGTGTCTTTGAACTTGCTCAAAGGTGCATTGGACTCGGGTAAGAAACGTAAAATTTCTTGGTTGTCTGAAAGTAGCACTCTGCGTCGAGAAGGTATTCCTGATCAATTTGAATTCAAAGGTTCGGTGATTTTTATTACTAATCTCAAGTTCGATCAGATGAAGTCACAGAAGCTTCGTGATCATTTGGATGCACTGCAAAGTCGTTGCCACTATCTTGATTTGACTTTGGATACTATGCGTGATAAGATTCTACGAATCAAACAGATTGCACATGATGGTTTGTTGTTTCAAGATTACGAGTTCGATAACCAGACTCAACAAGACATCATTGACTTTATGGAAAAGAATCAGAATAATTTGCGAGAAGTCAGTTTGCGTATGGCATTGAAAATTGCTGATCTTCGTAAAAGTTTTCCTCTCCGGTGGCAACGGATGGCCGAGACCACAGTTATGCGACCCCAATGACATCAGGTTGCTCCAGTTATGACTATGTTTCATAGTCATAACTTTTAAGCCGATACAATATTTTGTATCGGCTTTTTTTTATTCAGAATATTTGGTATTAACTATTATTGTGTTATAATAAACCAATAAATATTTTACATATGACAACCTGCACACTTATCATCAAAGACGAAGTCAATGTCAAACTAGAAGGTCTGACTGTTGGCACTCGTCGAGAGTTAAACAAAAAATTCAAATACCAATTACCTGGTTCGAGATATATACCGGCGGTGAGGTTAGGTAGATGGGATGGATGCGAAACATTTTTTCAGCTTGGTGGTAGTTCATACGTCAATTTATTGCCGGAAATTTTACCTATATTGGATCAAGCTGGTTACTCGATAGAGTTAGATGATCAAAGAACATATAATAGATCTTTTGAATTTCATTCAGTGGATGAAAATTTTCTGTCCGATCGTGTATGGCCAGATGGACATCCATTACAAGGGCAACCTATTGTATTAAGAGATTATCAACTGTCAGCAGTTAATGAATTTCTAAAAAACATACAAAGCATTCAATGTATCTCCACTGGAGCCGGCAAAACTATTATTACTGCCACTCTGGCCAAATGTGTAGAACAGTATGGACGAAGTTTATTGATTGTGCCCAGTAAAAATCTAGTGACACAAACCGAAGAAGATTACATCAACATAGGATTAGATGTGGGTGTAATTTATGGAGATCGAAAGCAGTTTGAAAATCAACATTTAATATGCACTTGGCAAAGTCTCAACAGTTTGGTCAAAGATCATCCTGAACATATTGCCACATTGTTAAATGGATTGGTTTGTATCATGGTAGACGAAGCACATTCTTTGAAAGCGGATAAGCTAAAAAGTCTCATGACACAAGTATTTGCTGAAGTGCCAATTCGGTGGGCAGTGACAGGAACTATCCCCAAAGAAGAATATGAGTGGAGAGCTCTACAGGTCTGTGTAGGCGACGTGATCAACAATATCACAGCCGCTGAATTACAAGACCGAGGTGTATTGGCCAATTGTGATGTCAATATTGTGCAATTAGTTGACTATGCAGATTTTCGAGATTATCAAAGTGAGTTAAAATATCTCTTAGAAAATCACGAAAGATTGACCTATATTGCCAACATGATTAACCAACTGGAGGGCAACACATTGGTATTAATAGATCGTGTTGACCCAGGACGGGAATTGGCATCGCAAATCAATAATGCTATTTTCCTCAGTGGGTCCACCAAAGTTCGAGACCGTAAAGAACAGTATACAGAGGTCAACTTCAGCAATGACAAAGTCATTGTGGCCACTTATGGTATTGCCGCTGTGGGTATCAACATCGTCAAGTTACATAATTTAGTATTGATTGAGCCGGGTAAAAGTTTTGTTCGTGTGATTCAAAGTATCGGGCGAGGTCTAAGAAAAGGGTTTGATAAGGATCATGTTGACATATGGGATATAACCAGCACATGTAAATTCAGCAAACGACATTTGACTCGACGAAAACAATTTTATTCCGATGCTCAATATCCCTATCAATTAGTCAAAAAAGTTTGGCAATGACATTGACTTTTTGATATCAAAAAAGTATAATCACATTATGAAAATTTTATCTTCCGAAAACCGATGTTTTAATTTAGATCATTTGCCTGAAGAAGTTGATGATCTAAGATTTGCTATCTTTGACAATTCTGATCCTGCCAATCCAGATTATTTCTATATCCCTCTGATATTTCTAGAAAGTTTTCATAGTCCGGCATTGGTATTAAAAGTGGGCCCACATAAAATAAAAATGCCCATTGATTGGCAAGTATTAATTGGAGAACCTGATCAAGGGGATCTTGAAGTGTTGCCATTGACCAGTATCAATGACCGTGGATTTCGTGTATTCGAATTCAATCCATTGAGCAGCTTTAGGCCTTCTTTTTTACCAATCGAAATTATTGATGTCTATCATGAAGTGGCTTGGTTTAGCCCCAAACTTAAAAATGGTCAAATGTTGTGTGTACCATTGAACAATGATCCTGAACCGGCATGCATATATTTTGTCAAAGATATCAGCAGAAATTGCGAAATAGTCAACTATAATCTTGCGTGGTAACAGGAATTAATCATGAATGACATTGAAAAACTTTCTTTAGAAGTCAAAGAAGATCCAGGGACAGGGGATTATTATTTGATTTTTCCTGATCATTTATTAGAAAAATTACAGTGGTCAGAGGGCGACACTATAGTATGGACTCAAATTGATCAACAAAGTTGGTCAATACATAAATTAGATAAAGAAGATAATCAAGATGACAAAGCCTAACCAACAAACTTATATCTACGAACGAGTCAACAATACTGTCTATGCCCGTCTAATTGGTGATACTGAACGAACTCAAATATCCACTTTTGAATCTTCTCCGGGATATCAACAGTTGATCAAATTTGAAACTTGGCGACATATCTGTGAGTTAGCTGAAACCAATGAAACAATTCGTCAACAACTAGATCGACTATTAATCTGTTATAATCTTGTTCGGTAGATTACTATGAAAAAAACAGCACAATCCCCCAAATTACAAATCCACAACGAAATGAAATGCCTTGATCTAAAAGATCGTGGGTTTTATGATTCGTTAGATGATCAAGAAAAGAAAAAATTCAGCAGTTATCTAATGATTCGGTGGGGTAGTTCGGTGTCAGGTAGTAGCGAATTAGAAACTTTTTATCTAATAGCCACCAATCAACAACTCAATAAACATTTTTTCTCTATCAATCGACATCCCAAGTTGCAGTGGCTCTGTGCCACTGCTATCAGCCCGGGTATGGGAGTGCAAAGACATCATTGGATTCCTCAAGGGGAAAAAAACAAGAGCAAGTCCCAAACTATGAAAAAATTAGCCGAATTGTTCCCTCATTTCAAAAATCAAGACCTAGACTTATTGTGCCAAATCAATGATAAAGATGATATCGAACAATATATCAATGAGCACGGACAACCAGACTGACTGCCAGTATCAGTGTCGATTTTGTAACAAAAATTTTCGCAGAGAAACCAGTCTTTTATCACATATCTGCGAACAAAAGAAGCGTTTTCAAAGTCGCAATGATATAGCAGTTCAATGGGGATTACAGTCCTACTTGAAATTCTATCAATATAGTCAGCCTGGAAATCGAGTTCGAACATGGGATGATTTTGTTACCAGTCCCTACTATCGTGCCTTTGTAAAATTTGGAAATTATTGTTATACCACTCCAGTGATTGCGCCCATTCAATATCTTGAATGGTTGTTGAAAAAAAATAAAAAACTTGATCATTGGTGCAAAGACAGTAATTACAATGAATTTTTATTGCAACATTTAAAAACGGAAGCAGTGGAAGATGCATTAACTCGAGCCATTAAATGGTCGATATCCTGGGAAGAACAAAATAATGCACCAGCAAGAGATTGCATAAGATACAGCAGCACCAATGTAGTCTGCCATGCTATTGTGTCTGGGAGGGTCAGTGCTTGGGCAATTTATAATTCCAGCAGTGGTAGAGACTTTCTAAATCGATTGTCCGGCGAACAGTTAAAAATGGTCTACGATTATATTGATCCTGAATTTTGGCAAAATAAGTTCGCTAAATATCCTGAGGACACTGATTATTGTCGACAGCTATTAAATAAGGCAGGATGGTAATGAGTGACATTGATTTAGATTTTGCAGATCGAACTGCTATACTGAAGCTGATTAAACATATCCCTGCTAGTCATTACGTCAATCAACAATTAAGAACACATAACTCAGGGGTATATGTCACCGATATACCCACTGATCCCATTAATCAACATGCTGCCATTGATTACAATACTGCTGAACAACGTGGTTATTTTAAAATAGATTTTTTGAATATGAGTGTCTATAAGTTGATACGTGATCAACAACACTATCAGCAAATGATGGAAAAAGATCCTCCTTGGTCAAAATTATGGCAAGATCCACAGTGGGCCAGTCAACTGGTTCATGTGGGCAATTATGGTAAATTATTGAATACCATGCGACCGGACAGTATTGTAAGAATGGCAGCATTTATCAGTGTGATTAGACCAGGTAAAGCTCATCTACAAAATTTGCCTTGGGATCAAATCTTTACCAGTGTATGGGATGGTGACGACAGTCAAGGCTATGTGTTCAAACGCAGTCATGCAATTTCCTATGCGGCATTAGTTGCCCTTCACATGAACTTGTTATGTCCATGACATTATTCAAGACGTTTAACTAGAATAATACTTTTTCTTTTGGATTTTTTCTGTATTAAGTTACCAAGACTGCAGACCGGTCCATGAATAATTTCGAGATCTTTGTTGATAAATGTTTTGATACAGAATCGAAATTCCTGCCATTCAGTTTTTAAAAAAATATTTATAGGTATTTTTCGATTACTTTCATACCACCAAACATTGGCCAACTCTAGAAACTTTTTTTTCTGATCGATGTCGTGTAAAGACCCAAAATCATAAAAAGTTGTAACCAAAATATCTCGATTTTGTATAATACCGATATACTCAGTGTCTGCATACACGCAAAGACTGATAAATGGGTATTTAATTGACAGTTGTGAAAATAAATTATTACTCATAGATCAGGTTTATTTATACCAAATTGAATCAAGTTGGTTACAATGTAGACATAAATACACTTGGGGAAATCATGTATTCAACTGCAATTTACATCTATCAACAAATCACTCAAGTAGTTGCACTTGACAGCAGTGGTCAATATTTTGATCGGAGGTATGGTCCTGTGTATGCAAAAAAAATAACCGTCAACAAAGGTGTTGATAACGTATTACTATTTCAAATAGTCAATCAGGATCAAAAACCTGTCAATGTCACTGGCAGTGAGTTTGTATTTAGATTAATCGATACACAGGGTAACACCATTCTCAATGAAACTGATATGGTGATACTAAACGCTGCCACAGGAAGGATCAAAGTCACATTGTCAGCCAATGACACCAGAGTTTTACCCAGTGATCCGGTCAGCTATAGTATAGAACGTTATAGTGGTGTATTGCACGAAACATTATTTGTAGATCAACAAGCCATGGGCCGTGGAGATGTTGATGTAGTGGATAGTGTGCTACCGGAATTTGTGCCCAGTAGAACAGTGACATTGCCAGATATCTATGGGCCTCAATTATATCCCAATCCGGTGAGTAATCAAGGATATCCTGATTGGGCACGTGATCAACCACCAAGTTTTCAAAATATCAATCCCATACAGTATACCAGCCAAGTTCCTACCAACAACAATTCATTGACTACTTTTCGATTAAAGTTTGATCACTTCACTGGTAATATTAATGCTCAAGCAGCAGAGAATTATCAAAGTGAGTGGTATGATGTAGGTCCTATGTATACATTTGAGAATCAAACAGAACCTGTGTATTTGCATGTTGAAGGTTTTCATCCTTTGTTGAGATTAGCAATCAATCAGTATGGTGGAAATCTAGTGACACAACAAGCCACAGCGAATGCAGTAGTTGAGAATGGAGTTATTACTGCAATCACAGTGACCAATCAAGGCAGTGGTTATGTTGCAGCACCTAATGTTACTATATTAGGCACAGGTGCAGGCGCTCGGGCTGAATCCACAGTGGTCAATGGCAGTGTCACTACTATCACAGTGACCAATGGAGGAGAAGGGTATGTGCCCACACCAACTAATACAGTAGGCGCATATGTCAATCTCAATACCGGATTTATTACCGAAATAACTGTTCGATAAATTTGATTTTATCAGAGATATTTGTTAAAATCAACATATGTTTGATCTTGTTAATTATCTACCCTATCGTCGTCGCCTGACCTCTTCAGGATGGATAAGTTTTGATGCAGTATGCTGTCAACATAATGGACACAGTCCAGATCGACGCGGCCGAGGCGGTATTAAATTCGAAGATCAAAATTGGATTTATTCATGTTTCAACTGTAGATACACAGCCAGTTTTACTATGGGAAAACCCATGAGTTTTCGAGCTCGGATGTTGTTAAATTGGTTGTCTGTGCCTAGAGAAGAAATTGAACGAATTAATTTGGAAAGTTTGAAACATCGAAATATATTCGGTATACTGGAACAAAGATCTCAACCACAAAATAAAATTAATTTTAAAACCAGTGAACTACCGGATGGTGCAGAATTAATCACCGATAAAAACACAGTTCATTGGTCATATTTAAAATCTCGTGCTGTGCCTGACGATGTTCCTATTTTGTCAGTCATCGATGAAAAACAATACAAATGGAGACCCAATATCATAGTTCCGTTTACGTGGAATGGGAATCTAGTTGGATGGACTGCAAGAATGTTGGATAACCGCCGACCCAAATACATCAGTGATTGTCAACCAGGATATGTTTTTGGTTGCGATTTTGTAAATCCCAAATGGAATTGGGTAATTGTAGTAGAGGGCATATTTGATGCATTAAGCATCGGTGGGTTAGCTGTCATGCACAACGACATCAATGAACAGCAAGCACAATACATCAAGTCATTGGGTAAATCTGTGATCTATGTTCCTGACTACGACAAAACTGGATTGGAAGTGATTGACCGAGCCAGAGAATTGGGGTGGACAGTGAGTTTGCCAGACTGGCCCCATGATGTCAAGGATGTCAATGATGCAGTGATCAAATACACTAGACTGGGTGCATTAAGTTTGATTATGCAGGCACGAGAAACCAGTCGAATAAAAATCGAATTATCAAAAAAACATATAATTAAGAAACTGAAACAGGATTAAATCGGTCAATATGCTTAAAGAATACAATGTTGAGATTCAAAAATTATTTTTGGAGATGTTGTTACAAGATGCAGAATCTTATGTTCGAATACAAAATATCTACAATGCAGAAAATTTTGATCGGTCATTGAGGCCCGCAGCCGAATTTATCAAACAGCATGGCGATCAATATAAAACATTGCCCAATATTGAACAAATATCAGCAGCCACTAATGTTCAACTACAATTCATTGATGGACTCAATGAAGGTCATTATGAATGGTTTTTAGAAGAATTTGAAAATTTTACTCGCAGACAAGAACTCGAAAGAGCTATTTTAAAAAGTGCAGATCTATTAGAAAAAGGCGAATACAATCCAGTTGAAAAATTGATCAAAGATGCTATACAGATATCTTTGACCAAAGATATGGGCACTGATTATTGGGAAAATCCTCGAGCAAGATTGACCAAATTAAAAGACAACAACGGACAAGTATCCACAGGTTATCCCAGTATCGACAAAAAACTCTATGGTGGTTTCAAACGTGGTGAACTCAATATATGGTGTGCAGGGTCCGGTGGTGGAAAAAGTCTTTTCTTGGCCAACCTTGGAGTAAATTTTGTTTTGAATGGTTTAAATGTAATTTATTTTACCTTCGAATTGTCCGAGGAGTTAGTGGGTCTACGAATCGATAGTATGATCACTGGGGTAGCATCAAAAGATATTTTTAGAAGTCTCGATGATGTAGAAATGAAAGTCAAGATCACTGAAAAAAAGTCCGGTGGACTACAGATCAAATATTTGCCTTCGGGCAAAAATTGCAATGATCTTAGATCTTATATCAAAGAATACCAAGTCAAAACAGGAAAAAAACCAGATGTTCTTTTGGTAGACTATCTTGACTTAATGATGCCGTTATCAGTGAAAGTATCTCCTTCGGATTTGTTTGTCAAAGACAAATATGTCAGTGAAGAATTACGCAATTTAGCCATGGAAACCAATACTGTGGTTGTAACTGCGGCACAATTGAATAGATCTTCCATTGATGAAATTGAATTTGATCACAGTCATATCAGTGGCGGTCTCAGCAAAATTCAAACAGCCGACAATGTATTCGGTATTTTTACTAGTCGAGCTATGCGAGAGCAAGGAAGATATCAAATTCAATTTATGAAAACACGTAGTAGCAGTGGAGTTGGACAAAAAATTGATTTGAGTTTTGATATAGATAGTCTCAGAGTCCAAGATCTTGAAGAAAACGAAACTGTGCCTACACATAGAAACAGTATCTACGAATCATTGAAATCTCAAAGTCGTGTAATTGAACAAAACAATGGCAACGAAACCAGTAAAATATCTGCTGATGTGCAAAGCACTAAACTCAAAGAACTATTAAATAAAATTAAATCTTCGTAGCCAAAATAAAAAGAAATCTCAATATATATAAATAATAAAAAGGTATTCGAGACAGTATGCAACGACGAACAAAAAGTCTATTAGATGAATTAGACAATTTATATACAGACCAACAAGATGCTCGTTTAGTAATAGAAAGTCGAGCCAATAATGTCATTGCCAGTGCTATTAATTTATTAGAACAAATCGACAAAACATTTCCTCGAGACCAGTCCGAGAATCTTTGTAGAAAGTTTTTAAATGCTATACGCACTAGAGACGTAGAGAGGTTCAGTAGAACCGTTAGGAAATCAGATGCAAGTTCATGAAGTCACAACACAATCACTAAACGAGGGCAATATTGCATCTGCTATTGGAAATCCAGTGGCCGCTGCTAAAGTCATTTTTGGCAAAGGACAAGGTGCACCGGGGACCAGTTTGGCATCACAAATATCTGCTACTAAATTACAAACAAAGGTAAAAGACATTGCAGATAGAACATATGATGCTTGGAAAAATTATATCTATCAAGTTGAGCGAACTATCGATCCTCAAGATTTGGCTGCATTTCAAAATCGCAGTGATGGTCGGTATCGTAAAGAACTGTTGAGTTGGATTCAAACTAATTTGTCACGTGGATTGTATTTGCCTAATGCACAAAATTTTGGGCAGATCACAAATGTCATCAATCAATTAAGTGGTACACAGCAACAACCTAAACCAATTCAATCAACACAACCAGCACAGCAAACACAACAGCAAGCACAACAGCAACAACCGATAACCGTAGGGAAACAAGTAATCCAACCTAACACTCCTCAGTATCAGGCAATTATGCAAAGAATGCAGCAACAATCGGCATCATCACCAAAGGTGGTGACCGAAGCCATTAGCCAAGCTCAGGAAAAATCACTTTGGACTAAACTGGTTACTTTGATATTGCAATCACAACAAGCAGTATCGGATCAGCAACAACAAGCACAACAACAACAGCAACAACAAAAGGCGTTGATAAATTCTCGTAATGCTGCACAATTAATACAACAAGCCTTGAATTCACAAGGGGTCACTCAGTCTACATTGGGCAATATTAATCTTGTATTGAAAAATATCAATCAACAAGGTAATATAATCAAAAGCACAGGTAATCCAGTAACTGATGGATTATTGAGATTATTGGGATTTTCCATACAATGAAAATTTTCGAGGGCGGTAATGTATTCAAAGATGCAAGTGGTCAAGCACTGACTCAACGAATTAATCAAAGCGATATATTAGCCACAGTTAATTGGCTTGAAGCACTGACAGGATTAAATTTTACCAAAGAAATATCGCAAGATGGATTGCCAGCACGTTGGTTAGGCAGCACTGGACGAAAGCCCAGTTCAGGTGATTTAGATCTTGCAGTTGATGTCAAACAAATAACCAAACCCGAATTAAAAACTCAACTTGAACAATGGGCCAAGAGTCAACAACAAGACCCGCGAGATTGGGTTCGTGCCAGTGGCGAAGCAGTGCATCTTCGAACACCTATTGCTGGAGATGCACGTAATGGTTTTGTGCAAACCGATTTTATGTTCATGCCCAATATGAAATGGGGAGTATTTTGGTTATCATCCTCTCCCAACAGTAATTATAAAGGCATGTATCGCAATATATTAATGAGCAGTTTGGCCAAAGCAATTGATCTCAAAGCCAGTAATCGTGGTATCATTGATAGAAATTCAAATGAAGTCATAAC